ATCCAGGCTTCCCGGGTCCTTCAGGATTATTGTTTTTCCGGAAGGTAAAAGGATCTGTATAGTAACTATTTTGCCATTGAAGACATCAAGCCCAAAGCCATTGGTATTATCGGTTTCGATATCAAGATACAGGACGGGCATTAAAAGCCCTCCTGTTTTAAGTATTCTTCAAGGACTGCATCATCGTCAGTTTCTATTATGTCACCTGAAAAAAGAGAGTTAGTTATAAGTTGTTTGTTTTTAATCTCTGTGTTAGCCTCTTTCTTCTGATCTTCCACATGTTCCCCAATACTCTTTTTTAAGTCTGCTTTGTTAACTCGTATACCTGCAAATCCGTAATATCTATCCGCATTTGCTCCCCCCGGTGGTCTTTCCCTCTTCTCATAGGTGCTAATTCCTATTTCCTTACAAGCTTCTATTAATTTACCTTTGAATTCTTTCTTTGATAGGGTAGGTAGCCTGTACCGTTTCCTATAGTCCATATAGTACCCAAGTACAGTTTCAGTACGTTCGACATTAGTTATATCCTCATCAATGCATGCTCGAACAAAGTATGAAACTGGATTACTTCTCATATCATAGTCTAGTCCGGCCTCAGCTGCTGTTTTCTCATTCGAGAACTTATTATTTTTTAACAGCCTGTGAAGCCCTTCTAATGACCAGTTCAGTATTCCTGATAATTCGCCTGCTTTAATGATAGCTTCGTCAAGTTCTGCAATTTCCTCTTTTCCATCAAATTTATTAGGGAATTCAATTATCTTTATTCTTCTCTTAAACCCGTCTGAGAAGTCGTCTATCACGGGTAATTGATTTAATGCAAATATCGCTTTAGCATAATTAACAAATGTTATGGCGTCCTTGTAAAGGCCTCTGGCTCGGATCGGGTCCCTACCTGTAAGCATTTTTAAAAATGCAGTATCATCAATTTTTTTCTTTCCAACATCCCCGCATATATTAGCATGTTTTCCTCTGAGGTCAATTAAAACATGTTCGTTTTTAGGTTGCGCCATGTCTGAAAGGGTTAACCCTGAAGTGTTTTCATCCCCGAGCATGGCGGTCATGAGTTTTAAAATAACAGATTTACCATTTTTCCCATCCCCGAGAAGGAAAAATACAGAGGCAATCGGATACTTTCTAAGAAGACAGTATCCGAATAGCTCTTGTAAAGTCGGGATCTGATTTTCAACCCCTTTAAAGGTTGCACTTAGTGATTTTAAAAACAGTTCTGGTTTAGCTGCATCTGGATTATACTCAACTGGCATCTTATGAAGAAAGACAATATCAGGAGACTGAGGCACAAAATCAAGTGTAACAACATCTAAAACACCATTACTAACCGCAATTTTGTTAAAATCGTCTTCCGGAGGGTTGTATGGTGTTTTTGTTTTTATCATTTCTATTGTGGATGTGATTCTATTTGGTGTCAGCATTATTCCAAGTTCAGCTGAGGTTTTCATAACTAAGTTATTAAGAGTATATTTATTACTGATTTCCGGATATATGCCATCTTCGTAAATTCTAAGGTCGCCGCCGTCTAGGGTTTTTAAACTAAATTTTTCAATGCACATATCAGCTAATGCATTATAGAAAACTCCCATATCTTTCGTTAAATATGCTAAGCTTGCTCGCTTTTTTGCATCGTTAATGAGTTTCTTTTTTTCGTCTGTACTTCTGGCTTTCTCTGCATGTTCACTAATGAATAGTTCTCTTTCTCCATCGTTCCATTTTTCCCACAGATCCCCACGAACATGAGCAGATATTATTTTCTGTATATCAGTCGGTTCAAACAATGCAATGGACAGCCCCGAAACTATCTTTATGTAAAGCTGCTCCGGGTCGTCTGTACTATCCGGGTTAGTGTTTAAATCCTGCTCCAAGTCTGGATATTCCCCACTAATTACAGCGTTAATCAATTCTTCATTTATGCTGAGCTCGCTGCCTTCTGCCTGCTCAGGAAGTAAATTAAAACGCTGTCTCAACCTGTCGGCAGTCGTAAGACTAGGGGACACCTTAAACCCCCTCCCCTTCCAGCTCCCTTTCAAATTCAGCGATTCTCTGAACTGCAAGCGCTCGCTTTTCCCTGCATGCATCTGAAGGGTTCTCGTGCTCTTCAAGTGTAAGCAGGCACCCAGGCCCCCGACAAGCACAGCAAACCGCGTAACCGTCCGGACCGCATGATATAGAACCAATGCATGAACCGTCACAATCTTTACAGTTTTCGTATTGCTCCCCGGGAGGGTATGAGGACATCTTAAGCCCTCCTTTCCTGCTGCTCTTCGCTGTCAATTTCTGACATATTAGGGCATTGCCCCCACGTAAGCGGACAATTGACACACTCTTCCGAAGTCGGGAAATATCCACAGCTAATGGTTAAAGCCTGCATACTTCCCCCGCGTTTTCTTCCTGTTCTCTGTGCAGGTCACACAGATAAACCGGTCCTTCCTGCTGCTCCTGCATGGAATGAAAAAGATAATCAAGCTCTTCTATTGACATCAGAACCGCCCCCGGAACCCTAGCCATATGTCAAAAATAGCCGCCGCCCTGGAGTCCAGCGCCCGGTATACCTCCGGATCCCTCCCCGGGTCCACCTGGTTCAATTGTCTTTCAAGTATCTGCCAGGTCTGAAAAACAATGTCTCTGGAAAAGGTAATCAGAGAATCGGGTATAGTCAAAAAGTCACTACTGCAGTCAAAATAATCATAGATGTTTTTCTGTATCATGTTCTGACTTCCTTAATTTTAATGCATGTTTTCAGGAAGTAGAGCCATTACCAAAAATCGAAAACATTACACCTGAAGCATTTTTCAGGTAGCCGAAACTTATTTAAACTTTCTATAATAATACACATCATGTAAGTTTTTTTTAAAGCTTACAAAGTTTGGTAAGAAAGATTAAATATGTTCGTAACCATACTAACAAATGCCCTTTGTTAGTACAGCCGTTTCGATTTTTGGCTCTCTGGAGTTTTAGCCCTCCGGAGGGTCTACTTCTCGATTTTTTTATTTTCTTGTTTTCTTTTAGCATCCGCGAAAGTAACCTGGATACTTTTCTTTTATTATGTCGTCGACTACTTCATAGATATACTTGTGTTGTTCAGCTGCAATGATCTTAAGAACCCGCGCCGCCGCCGGTGTAACATTCGCTTTTGTGTATCTAGGGTCTGTAGGCATTATTTGCACCTCTATAATATTGTACAATATTACAAAGACTTAAATGTATATAAACCTTGTTGATGTTAACGCCGTTACTCTTTATATTATTTAAAATATAAATATAAGATAGTATCCTGCTGATACTGGTATCTTTTACATACGATGTGGAATTTCAGCACATAACACGGTATAAAAAAGATACTTACTAACCGTTACTGTTTTTTAGTTGTCATTCGGTTCTTTTCCGCCATCATTTAAATGTGTGTGCCTGGTTGAGTTGCCGCATCTTTCGAGTATATTTAAAAAAGAATCTAAAAAATAAAAGATGAAGTTAAAATAATTTCGCTTTTGCTTCGGTCATTGCTGTAATGTCCGGATACTGGCCAGCTTCAAAAACATGAAAAAAAATAAGATAACTCTATATTCATTAGGCAGTTTTCGCCGTGATGAATATAGAGTTCTCTATATGTGCCTTTTCAATTGCAGGTTTCTAAGCCCTCGGTTTCGTCTGCAAGCTCCGGAGAAGTTGCAAAAACCGGCTTTTCAGCATCTAGCGGTTCCTGTTTTCCCGGCTTCCCAAAGTCCCGCAAGAAATCAGTAACAGCCGCCCCCCTGGAAAGTGTATAATCCTCTCCAACTGCCCCCGATATGAAGGGATAGTCGGAACTGCTGCAAATGAATCTAACCTCGGAACCGTCTTCAAGAGCGGCAGCCTTCTTTTTGATAAGTTGTTCTGTAGTGTGAGAGCCCTTAATCTCATATTCCAACTTAAGAATTTTACCATTCTTTTTCCCTTTCAAATCCTCCTTGTCATTGTGGTTTACCTCTATTTCATCGAATTTTTCATCCTGCATGAGTGCCCCCAGCTGTACCACACTTGCATAATGGTCAAGGGTCATGGTCCCTAGATGCGGAATTTTCATCAAGCCATTTTTAATGGCGCCTTTTGGCAAGAAAGCTGCTACCCTTCCTGTTTTTCCTACTCTCTGCACAAAATGTTTTTCATAGCCCTGTTGCATTAATCCGGTAGGGTCGCCTTCAATCCAGTCTGAAATTATCATTTTTTGGTCTCTAATCAACCACTTGTATTTTCGGTCAAATGAAAAACCAACATCAGCTGTAGCTTTTTGATCTTCGTATCCTTCGCCTTTGATGGTCCTGTGCTCCAATGGTGTAGACTCAAAGCGTATAGGTACCCTTTCATCTCCGAAGAGTAGGATACCTTCACCGACAGTACATGTACTTAGGATCGAACATTCTTCTTCTGTCAGGTCAAAATACTCTTTTGCTGTACCCATAGCGTTTTTAAGATTGTTACCTAAAATTATATTTATAAAAGTGTTTGTTTGAAATTCATCTGATACGTTATTTTTCTTGAAATCGCTTGCCTGTTGTGTAGCTACCCAGAGATAGAATTTGTGGCTGCCTCCCTGGGTTAGCGTTTTTAAGAGGTTTCCACATAGTTCTTTGTCCCGGAGGTATACCGCGGCTTCATCGACAGCCAGATAAGTCTCTCGTTCAACGTCAGTACTAAACCTGGTTGCAAGCGTGCCGTTAACAATCACAGACATGAAAGGTTTGATTGCCTCCGGAACGCCGGCCATGTCCACTATTATGAAGTCTTTGTTCAGGTTCAGCCCTGCTGTCTGCCTGTTGTACCGATTGAAAAGGCCAGTTTCAGAGAATTGATATGTCTTATTGAACAGAGCTTCAGCTGTTCTCTGTTTCGATCCTAAGCTATCGTTGGCCTTATCAAGCTCCCATTTAAACCGGAGGTTAGAATACACCGGCATCTGATTTTTGAAGCTGTCTGGCTCGTCCCTGTAGACCCCTGCTTGCTCGTAAGCCCAATCAAGAGATTCATCCAGGTAACTCTCCATATTTGAAGTGAATTCATGCTGAAGCCATACCCTGTGTGCATGAATCAGGATGTCTTTTTTCTGGTCATACACTTTTTCATAAATGTATTTTCTTGCTTTCTTGTCAAGATTGTTGAGCCCTAAGCTTTCCTCGTCTATCAGGATGTCAAGAGGGTTAAGATATTCGGTTCCATTAACTCCGATATCTGCAATGCTACCAAGATCCCCAAAGAAAGAAGCTACAGCCCTGTAGTTCGTCCCTTCGTCCGCTTTAGGTGTTGTGTATATCACCCTGGCTTTTCTCATTGTCACGAGCCGCATGAGCAAGAGCAAAAAGGCATAAGTTTTACCGCTTCGTGTAGCTCCACATACTACTGCTTGTCTGGATGCAATTCTATCAAGATCATACACTACATTATTGTTAGTAAGAAGATCTTTTCCGAAGTATAAACCGGCATTGTCTGTCCGTGAATTAAGGTTAGTAGCTGCACTTAAAACAGCTGCAGCATCTGTCCGGACCTCTACCCATGACCGCGGCTCACTGTCAGGACCCGGGAGAGCTGTCTGGAGCATTTCAAATTGTTTCCTGGTAGGTATGCCTACTTCCACACTTTCCCCGCGGATGATTGAAATTATCTGACTCTCTGCTTCGAAAACCTTCTTATGAGGTCCCTTTAGGACCACGATAAAAGAAGCATGGAAAGTCTTCTGTGACTTGTTGTATATCTCTGAATAGTTCTGTATGATGTCCCTTGATTTCATCATTAATTCAAGATCTTCGCTTCCTGCCTTTTCCTCTCTATTGAAATTCTGCTGTTTAGCTGCGTCAAAGTTGGCACGCTGTAGGGTTTCTTTTGTGTGACTTCCAGGAAGCTGTATGAGCCCGTTAGACATCATTATTTTAACGCCCTTGAAGGATAGAGCCTGTATCTTTTCTATTGTCTTACTGTTGAAGTCTCTAGGGTATCCCTCGCTACCTGCGTCCGTAGGTAGACCACAGACCAGGCAACGAACTACAGTACGCTGGTTGAATATCAGATTTGTATCAAAAATTTCAATCCTGGAAGGAAGGATCTTTCTCGCAATTGATCTATTCCAGGAAATATCAGTTGCCTTTTCCCCTGCGTTATTCCATTTTCGTTTAACGTTTTTTACAGAATCGACAATAAAGCTCATAAGTTCATCTCTCCTAACATTACCTGATAAGCGTTGATTACATCCCTTTCATCCTGCAAGATAATAGGCCGTAATTCTGCGTTTTTCATATTCAAGAGCAGGCCAGGAACTACCGCGCCAAACTGTATTCCTGCCTGTTCTGCTGTCTTGTGTTCTCCAAGTGAAAGAAAAGCGAAGTATCTCCAGCTTATGATAGGGTCCTCGTCCTCGGATACACTCAGATACATATCTGCTAAGTGCTGATCCCTTGCTTTTCCTCCGGATGTCTTCTGTAAGCTCAGGAGATACTCAAGAATCTGCTTTTTCGGCTCCTCCACAGAACAGCTTATACTTTCAAAAAGGGTATTTACTGGAAGCCCGTTTACTATTTTCTCTCTTCTCAATTCGTGGAGGTCCCGGTATTCATCGCTGATTCTCGGCGGGAATGTTTCAAAGAGCACCCCGAATTCATTGTATTTTTTCTGTTCAAGTTTAAGAAAGATCTTCAATTTCGATATAATACCATGCTGTCCTGAATCGAATTCTAAAACTCCGTTTTCGTGAATGGCGACTATAGGAATTAATTTCATTAGTGTTTTCATCTGTTCGGAAAACGAATTAATTACATGTTTCCCGGTCAGGTCGCATATGAAAAAAATGAATCTGTCTTTCTGGAATTCTACAAGCTCGTCATTTCTGAAATATTTCAGCCAAATAAACAGCACCAGAACCAACATAGACGCATACATGATGATATCCATGTATGCACTTGTAAGAAGTTCTTCATATCCCGGAATCCGTGAATAGTCCAGGGCAAGAGTTATGCTGTTCGCTATCTGTCTAAAAAAATACATCCATAGACCAATAGCTAAAAACATAATCCATGTATGCAAATTCGTTAAATCGAGAAATCTATCAGATTTAATTTTTGTAATCGTTTTCGGCGGTTTGGGTTGTCCGTATGGCGTTTCGATCATATCTTAGTCACTCCTTTTCTAATCGTGAATACTACCGCGGCTTTTAATAGCGTGAATTTTCCAAACATGAACCACCAGCAAGTGAGAAACACAAGCACAGTAAGCCCGATGTACCAAAGAGCCTGGAAAGCTTGAGGTAAGCTATCAATTGCTACAAGCCCTATTGCAGTCACAAACAGAGCTGCGGGCTGTAACAAGAGAAGCCGGATAATTTTTTCAATACAGTCTGTAGCAAAGTCCCGCGTAGCTTCAGGAACTAACAAAAAGGCAATGATGCTACATACCACCGCTACCGCGTAGATAATGAAAAATCGAATTACGAAAAAACCAACTAATATGGTATCACATAAGCCCATTAATCCGAGCACCATGAGGTTGTCCGGGTTAACGGCCAGATTAGGGATTACAGGGACCGTAATAAATTTGTTAAGTGCCTCTATAATTTCGAGTGACAATTGATAGAATAGGTTGGCTATCAATGCAAATCCACAGACAGCAATGCCGCCCATAAACCGATATCCGGATAAGTCTTTGTGTTTCAGTGCTCCAGATGCTATTTTCGTTCTTGCTATACTCCGAGATATCAGCTCTCCCATGACAAAAAGAACAATTGCATATAGAGTGAGGTTCAGGTATCCCCCGTACCACTCGACTATGGTTTTGTCTTCGTAGGGATTAGGAATGAATGTTACAACTGAGAACAATACCCCTCCCTGTTCTCCTTCTTCATTTACAGGGTTGCCTTTGAGGTCATTATACAGCCCGTCTATGATGCTTTTGACAAATAGCTTATTGCCTGCTGATATTTCATTTCTTACATAGTCCTCATTGTCTACAGACTCATATCCCGCACTTTCCGGCTCTTCGTTTGACTGTCCCTTTCTGGAGTCGCCTTCTTCGTGGTTGTCCTTTGTGATGTCTTTTCCATCTTTGGAAATTACTTTCACGCTTCCGGTATCGTCTGCCATTACAGCCCCGGTTAGCATGAAAACAATTAGGAAAAAGGTTACCGCTAACGTTATTATCTTCATGGGTATATTCTCCTTAAATTTCTTGATATAGAAAATCCTAAAACTGCAAGAATCGAAATGAAAATAAACATGTCCGGATTAATCGAAGCTGCTCCTGATAGCTTTCTTTCGACCACCTGGATATCTGAAACTGCCTGATACCCTTCTTCAGAGTACACAGTGATTTTAAGCGCGTCTGCTTCGAATTGTCCCGGAATATACAGATCTTGCCCTATGTGCTGAAGGTCGCCTATCCACAGATCACGATCAACGAAGTGTCGGACCACATCCCCGCGATACTCGTATTTTACGAGTTGCAGGTCTTCCCCAGAGACTTCTATCAAGCTGTGAGGGTCATAACTCATATTGTTGAAAATCACAGTTGAGGACGCCCCCAGATCCAGAGCAACAAGCGGATACGAAAGGGTATAATCAATTTTCAAAATTGAATCAATTGAATTGAAAACATCCTTTGACATTTCCGTGCTCGGAGGGTTTGAATATGAAATCCCACCATCTGCAAAAGGGTTAATTTTTGAAATGCCTGTAACCGGCTTTCCCGGGTTTGTGAATTCTTTTCCATTCAGGAAAGTATTATCGTGAATGTAGACATTATCATATCCTTTCCCGGTACTGTCCAGCCACACCCCATGCCAGCCCGTATTAGCAAAAACGTTGTTATATACTTCGATGTCTGCGGTATGGAGGGGTTTATCCCCTCCACCTCCCTTTGAAAATCCTTCATCTGCTATCTGAAGTCCGTTTTCACCGTTAGGTGCTTGCCCGTTCCTGTCGTCCCCTGTGTAGGAATATAAAACGTTTTCAGTTACTACAGTTCGTACACAGTTATCCAGCCTTACACAGTCCGAAGTAATCCCGGCAACATCGTTTCCCTGTACTACCCCCTCAGTAACACTTATAAAAAATATCCCTGAGTGCTGACAGTTCGAAACGAAATTATCTGAAACTGTAACTGTGTTTGCATAAGCAATCTGGATACCATCAGAGAACGAATTATACAGCTTCATATCATGGATTGATATGTTTTCCATGAATGACGTTTTTGAGCCTCTAAGATAAATTAGCCTCTCTGCGTCATGTTCTCCCTTGTAATTTGCATAAGATTTAGGAAAACTTTCCAGGTTTCCATCAATTTGAAAACCGCATATTTCAACATTTTTAAGCGGGTAACTTTTATGATTTATAATCCCTGTTCCCCCTACAAACCACTGATTAGAATCAGAGGAAACTTTAATTATAGCATCAGGAGAACCGGTTAACATGGTGTTAGAGTAAATATTTATTGGACCTTCGATTTCATAGACTCCATCATTAAGATACACAGTTAAAAAAACCGAAGAATCTTTAGCTTTAGAAAGAGCGTTATTGATCCCGTTTTCATCTGTTGGCTCCAAATGAATTGTCTGGCCTGCACTGGCTACATCTATCAAAAATATAAAAATCAATACTTTGCACAGTGCAGGAAAACACTTCATAGAATCAACCTGTATTTATCGCGGTCAATGTCATATTTCAACATCCCGCGCCTCTTCATAGTCTCAATTGTGCTTTTCAGGTTGTCTCTATCAGTGTTTTTGAATTTCTTGTATAGGTCCTCTCTTTTGATTGCACAACCATTTTTTTCAATTGCTGCTGTGACTCCCTGTATACGGTCCTCTCTTTGTCTTTCGTCCATTTTTCACACCTCAGACAGGAATGAAACTCTTTACGAAGGGAGCCAGGATATAGAAAATAAAAAGAAGTCCGGCCATTGTCAGAATCCCGTCAATGATTAGCCCTTTCTGGTTTTTCTGAACGTCTACGGCTTCGTCTACTTTGTTGTTTGATCTCGCCCATGAGCCTCTCATCGAAAGAAAAACGGTCGCAAGAACCATTATAAAAATAGCAATGTGTACCGCATATTCAAGAATGAACTTCCCCATCTCGGAGAAGATCCCTAGGCTTCCAGTGACATCTTCCGAGGTTGAAGGCCCGGTTATGTTTCCTATTTCAGGAATGTCTCCGGGGGCTGCTGAAGCATTGCCCGCAAGCGAAAAGAGCACGCAGGAAGCAATCAAAAAGTTTAGAATCAGTTTTCTTGTGTTTACTTTCAATATATCACCTAATGGATTTACTCATTAGGTATACTTACAGGGTAAACCTATATATACTTAACTAACCTTATATACCTTAAAGGAGTAATCATTAAGCATGGCAATCATTAAAAAAAATGTTACCGTCTATAAATGTGAACGCTGTACTCATGAATGGCAAAAAAGAGGCAAGGAAGAACCCTTAATATGTCCAAAGTGTAAGTCAGCGTACTGGAATAGACCAAAAGAATAAAATTTGTTTATAACTTCGGTTTTAAAATTTCCGTTTCACTGTTAGCCGTGACTGTTTTTTAATCTCGTTTTGTAGTCTCGTTTTTATCTTATGGTTGTTTGCGCTCCAGAGTTTACTTATTAGTTAAGTATTTATACACTTACTTTATAAGTACACCTAATAGGTAAATTGATGGAGGTTAAAACCATGATGAAAAAAGAGAACATGGAAATAGACTTTTCAGAAAGAAGCGCCCGAGCCTTCCACACAGGAAAGCTATGTGAAGAAATGTTACAAAAATTCATACCCGAATTTCACCCACTCGATGAAAGCATAGACGGCGAACTCTTCGGAGCGCCTGCAGAAATTAAAGGATGTTTAATGAACGTGTCCAGGTCTGACCGTGTAAGGCCACGTTCTGGAAGGTTCTATCTTAGGGACTATCAGCATAATGAACTTTTGAAAAACAACGGCAGATACATTTTCATGGTCATTGATGGTGAGCAAATTATGCACACTAAGATAATTCTTGCTTCGAGACTGCTTCCTGAATTCACAGGATGCAAAACATTGACATGGAAAACACTGTTTAACCACGTTGGAGAGGCTTGTTAACATGATTAACGAATATTATATTGCAGGTCTTCAGGGTTGCGTCATTGGGTTTTTCATGGGAATTGAATTACTTATTTTGCTTGATATCGCAAGCGGGATAATGAGAAAAAATGCATATTTTGACTGGAAAGACGAAAAAGACGAGGCGAAAAAAGAATGATAAAATGGTTTATTGACACTCTATCTAAAAAGAGTGGATGTCTTTCCAAATGGTACAGGCAGAAGAGACGCGAGGAATCGTTAAAATGTGTTCAAACTATTCTAAAAAATTACCACGAAGGATACATAAATATGAGTCGTGATGGTGCTGAGACGTTGTATTTATGGAGTTTACGGATAAAGAGGGATAAAGAATGAATAAATACACAGGTTTTGCTATCTATTGTCTGCTTGCTATATGTTTATGGACCTGCCCGTTTCCAGAAAGTGTACTCCCTTATATTACCGGGGTATTGATAGTATCAACGGTTTTCGCTGTTGGCGGGCTGTTTAAGAAGGGATGAAAATGATTGAACAGTGTAAACTTTTTTCTGCGAGGTATGAACATGCCTAAATATCTGGTATATTACGGGGTCAGAGACCAAAGTGGATGTTATGATAATCATTATTATGCGACTGTATCAGCCAACAATCCAACCCACGCGATACAATTGACGGCCGCATGGGTTCCAGGGATAAAAGAAATTGACGTAAGAGGGACTATCACAAAGGAAATAGGGAATAATTGAGAGCATTTTTTAAGTTTGTCTGCATGAAAAACAGTTTACTTCTTTTTTGAAAAACGAATATCCATTTTCGGTCAATTGTGAAACTGGCCTTACACAAGAATTAACACAAAAAGGATAACATTTTACTGCAGGTCCCAGCGGATCCGGAGGGAAGACAGGAGGGAAAAAGAGAAAAACGAAAGCAGTAAATAGAATACAAAAAGGAAAAGAAAAAAGAGAATCAGTGAATTTTAAACAAACCAGATGTTTCAATATTTTCCCTATACTCATGAACTGAACAATGCCTAAAACAGTTAAGTTTTTTACATGGTTGTTCATGGAATTGTTTTTCAGATACATTATACTCGTATCTTAGTTTTTTGCAGGTATTTGCTACTTCTATTATATCGCTCAAACTCATGTATTTATCACTCCTTCCAGAATTCAGCCGGTTTCTTTTCTACTCGGTAGCCTCTCTTATCAAGCTCTTCTATGAGCTCTCTATCAGTTGCCCTTCTGAACATGTCCACGGAATCCCCTTCGAAGCTCAAGAGCTCACCGTTTAATGTCTGTTCAGGTCTGTACTCAGATCCACAGACAGGACATACAAAAATGATAGGGTCCTCGGGATATCTGGGTTTCTTCTCCTGGAATTCTCCGGAATATCCGCAGCCCATAGAATGGTATTTCAAGAAATTCTTTTCTGATTCTGTGTATATCATGGTTTAAGCCTCTTCTTCTGTGTCTTCCAGCTGCACAAGATCTTTGATAATATAATCACAAGTCTTAGAAGGACATGCCCAGCCAGAACCAATATAAGCCCGCTTTCTTTCCTCATTGCCTCTTGTGTATGATCTTACACAGATTTCCCCACACTTCGGACATACAGGTTTGGGTACTGCGGTTCTACCATCTGCTTTTTTTTGGCCTTGTCTTCTCTGTTTTTCTGTCATTTTTCCGCCTCGATTTCTGATATTCTCTTTCTCTTCTCTGCAATTTCGGCCTCTGTGAATACTTTATACATACTCATTTCATGTTCTTTGACGTCCTCGATTAACGTATCTAATTCAGTCATTCGAAAACCTCACTTTGCCATAATTCATATAATCGCTTTTTCTCCACTGCATCCCGAGCAACCCTTAAAAGCTTGTCCTGTTGCCCTGCTTCAAGTAGATTGACCACAAGAACCGGATCAATTGAAGATATCCCGCCTTCCTGCAGGGAATAACCAAGAGAAAAAGAATTTTCATCTAACATTCTCCGGATTCTCTCAGAAGAGGAAAAGACAGTCAGGACAGCCGCCCGGAAGTCTTCAGAATAAATTAAAGGTTGCCTTACTTTCTTGTGTTTCATAGTCTACCATTGATATTATCAATCTGGTTCTGTAGCCTTTCGTTTTCTTCCTGGAGTTTTTCCAATCTATACTCAAGATTACTTATCTTTTTTTCCAACTTAGAAAATGCGTTCCATACATCACTATGAGAATCTTCTGCCATGTGTTCACCATCCTTTCAGGAGCATAACATAAGAGTCTTAAAAAGCAGGTTTAAGCGGTTGCCCGCTTGCCCTTCCTGTAAACGTTTTTATATTCGTCTTCAAAGTCCAACTTTGAAAAGCCTGTTACAGGTTGCCCAGGCCAGGTAATAAAAACAATTTCACAAATGATTTCTACCTTAGCGCCTCTCGATTTGATCTTTTCAACGGTCCAGTTGAACCAATCTTCAAAATCAAGGTATTTGACATCTCGTCCGTAGTGGCGATATTGCCAGGCTTTTTGGGTTGCTTTTGTTTGGTTGAAAGTGCTCATATTGTTGCGCTCCTTTTATCTTACTGCAATACACTATAAGGCGTTCCATGTATATATAACTAACTATATGGCGTTCCTTGAAGTAATGCAATAATAAAATCGTTATCGATAGGCTGAATGATTCTAAGCCATTTAGAGAGGTTTCCAGGGAGTGCCCGATGGAATTCTACGGAAATAATGGAGAAAACGAAACAGTGAGCCCGAGAATATGCCTTAGTTTGGTTCTGTGAGAAAAAAGAAAAAGTAAGAAAAATAAGTTAATTTTTACACGTTGGAATTATCCGGTTCTTCCGAGTACTTGTATCTTTTCACAAGTCTTTCGAGTACCGCATGGTAAGTTTCATCCGGTGACTGCTTCAAGTCAGTGAGCTGCTTCTGTAGTGCCTTAGAAATTTGGATAGTAGTTTTGCTTTCGTCCAGGTCCTCATCTGTGTCTAAGTCTTCCTCGAATTTCTTAAGGTCAGGGAAATTTTCCAAAAGCTCAGTATTCCCGCTTGATACAATTGCCTGATATGCTTCTTCCTCTGTGATGATTTCCGCGCTGTCCTGCTCTCCCTGCCATTGTGTCCCATGTATGAGTACATATTGGCCGGATTTCCTGAGCCTGGTAAGTCCGAGATGTCGGCCAGTTGATCCACATGTCATATTATGACCGTCCCAGAAATCTAGATTCGTGTTGTACTCTACCCTTGCTATTACTTTGCCGTCTTCGTATACGTTCACTTTTGCCATGTTATTTTACTCCGTCACGTTTGTTATAGTTTTACTATAACACTGTTATAGCCAAACAACTATTTATAATAAGTAGTTTCAAAAATATACTAAATAAAAACACTAACAAACGCCTGAACCAATTAGAGCCCGTTTAAGACGTTTTAAGAGTGCTATGAATAGAAACATATTGATACGTGTGTAAGAGTTTAACAGTGGGCACTAGACGAAGCCTGTTTTTGCTGTGGAGGGTTGAGCCAGGGAAAAAGAGAAAAAGAAGATTTAGTTTGAGTGTTGCCCTGTGAAAAAATGAGTTCTGTATCGACAGATTTCATACATGTCTGTTTCAATCCTTGTTTTAGTGGATCAGGGCAACAACCCTCTAGATCTATATCGGAAACATTGCAGAGGAAGCCACCGCTTGTTATATGCGAAACTCCAGGAATGAGGCCTCAATCCAGGAGCCGGGCTTCTTACAATGTCGCCGGCAAGAAAAAATTAGAAATGATATAATTTAAAGGTTTTTATTTTGATTTTTAGACAGTTCGATTAAAGAAGTTAAATTTCTCTCTTGCCAGCATGGCTCTTTAACATTCTAAATAAGAATGGAATAATAAAAATAACTATTATTCTTATACACTATAAGAATAAACGTTTTAACAAACCGGTCTATTTTTTGCAATGGTTCCATAGGAAAGACACCAATCAAAAAATAGAGTAAAAAACTAAAAATTTCATCTACAAGATTAAAAAAGATCAATTACACATATAGTATGAAATGTTAATCAATTCGTAACACTTACTTATATATGAATCCTGCTTTAACCTTAATTTCCATTGGAAAGTTTGAGTTTAAGGAAGTCACAAAAAATGACAAATAAACCTGAGGGTTTTACCAAATTTTGTTTACTCGGTTGATAAAAACGATATCGGTTAAAGCTTGCTATATGTTTGAGTTTTCCCGCGTTCCAGAGACTATATGCACAAAAATGACAAATACATAAAAACGCTATCGGAGGACTTAATTTTTAGACCTTTGTATTTTTGCCTTCGATAAGTGTACACTTAAACAGAAAAAAAGAGTAAGAAACACATAGGCATTATTCTAAGAGTCTTATAAAAATAAGTTTCCTAAAAGCTTCCTAACATTTCCTATTTAGGAAGCAATCAGGAAGTTCCAGGAAGTCAGGAAGCTTTAAAGAAACTTCTTAATAGTTTGCTTCCTGATTTCTTCCTATGCCATCCGAAGAAAAGCAGAAAATAAACGTCTGGATACCTGGAAGCCTCTGGAAGCAAATTGGAAGCCTCGGGTATGAGAGCCCCACTAAGGCAACAATAGCAGCCTTTGAAGCTCTTGTACTGCAGGAAACAAAAGGAAGCAATCAGGAAGACATAGGAAGCCTTCAGGAAGCTTTAGGAAGCTCACAGGAAGAAGTTAGGAAATATCAGGAAGCAAATAGGAAGCTTGAAGAGAACTTAAGGAAAGCTCCGGACCTTGTGACCTTCGCCCAGCTGCAAGCCATGTATGAAGGCCTTCAGGAAATAATCAAGGAGAAAGAGAAGAGTATAGAAAGGCTTGAGAATGACCTTACCAAAGCAGGCCAGAGGGAAGAGGACCTTAAGCAATTGCATAATAATTACATGCTCCAGGTTCAAAGCCTGATTAATGCCCGGGCTCTCATGCCCTCCGGATCCACAGAGGGAGAGAAGCCAAAACGAGAAAGTAAGCCTGCCAGGGAGAAGAAGGAAAGCGGATATCCAGAGAAGGAAGAAAGGCTTTTTGATATGGACATTGAAGACAGCCCAGCCATAAAGGAAAGTCCTGATATTGAGCATGAGGTTAAGCCTGAAGTCAAGCAGGAGAAGAACACAAAAGAATTCACTTGTTTGAATTGTGGAAAGACCTTTACAGCTGCTAGGTCAACCCGGTTGTACTGCTCTGGAGCATGTAAGACAGCATACTCTAGGAAGAAATGAATTATTTTATTTGTTTTTTGCTTCCACCTTTTATAAAAAAATAAGCTCCGGCAATAAGCAATACAATAATCATTATTCCGCTAATAATCAAAAAAGTGTCATAATCCATAATATAACATTCTTCAAACTTCTATAAAGAATTTACTAAGAAGTTTACTTATCTTCGTTTTCCCCTTTGAAAGATGTTAAAGAAAATGGAAAATATAAAAAATGTCCTTTCTGTGTTATTTTGACAGCTCCAGGACAGCTACATTTTAACACAAAGAGGAAAAGTTAACAAGCTTTCATTAGCTTTTCAATTATTCTCTTATTATCTTTTGCTGCCTGCTCTTTCTGTTTTTCAATTTCCTCTTTCCTACTCGAAATCGTGTTCAATATTTTCAAACGCTCTTCCACCTTTTCAGGAAAAGGCGTGACCAATCCTTTCAGGTTTCCGACGTCCCCGGGTTCAAAAACCATGAATAAGTTTTTCACTCTGTCAAGTGTATCGCCTGGGTCATAATTCAATTTGTAATAATCTGTTTTTGTCAGGAGGCTTTGGCCAGCATACACTAAGCCCCGGGTTCTACGTTCGCGTTCTTCTTTGATTCTATTCAATTCCGCCTCGACCGCACGCGGTACCACTAAAAAACCAAGCTCTGGAACGCATACCGCCCGGGAACCTTCGATTGTGTAAATAGTGTTTGTTTCAACGGTTTTTTCGTTGCATTTGATTACAATTTGCTCATTTTCCCCAATTGAAAAATACATAGGGCCGTTTGCCGTTTCTATTTTGCATAGAATATCTTTCGCCTTTTTGATCTCTTTCTGAATCTCGTCTCTCTGTTTCATTACATCGGCCGGAATTTCTATATTCCGGTTGTGGTCGCCGTAACCATTAATCATGGACCATGGCATCCTAAAAATGAATTTACCATCTATATTTCTGATATTTTCATCAAAAGCCATGAATTTTTTTTTAGGTGTTTTAATTTCAAGGTGGCCAGCGTTCATTGCAAAAATAACGGTTCCTATATCGGTTTCTGTTTGTCCTAAAATTGGTGTCATGTTGATTTCTCCATTAGATTTTAATTAAAAATTCCCATGTCCCTGAAAAGCTGTATTTTTTCACTAAGTCTTAAATCATACCTGCTCTTCCACCGCTGTATTAAATCGGTTGAAAAGTCATCTACACAATTAATATCAAAATCAAGGTTCAATGAGTGATTATCAGCTGAAAAAACCCCTGCATCACAATAATACTGAATTTTTGCGTTTAATTCCCCGATCTCTTTTTTAATTTCTTCTTTTGATGTACTCTGCAAAAAGTTAGGCTTTTTAGATGATTCTTCTTTAAGCTCTCTGATAGCCTTTCTTAACTGCTGCAGGCTCAAGGATATTCCCCTGTTACCATCTTTTCTAGGATATCATCGGTTAATTCTTCTTCGGTTTTAATCTCCGGGTTGTAATACTGAATACACCTGAATAGCTCATGGTCCGTGAGAGTTCGCGGATCAGTCCGCAAAAGTTCTTCAATCTGTTTGAAATTCGGAGCATATCCTTTTTTTAAATCTCGAATTTCCTTCTTTACTCCTACGAGAGTCATTGCTCCAGCTCCAAAATACTATATTTTCGTAAGAACTCTTCAAAAACCTTGAAATCCTCAGTCAGTTCAAAAAAGCGTTTTTCGATTGCGTAATCATGTGTTACGTTCGCGCCTGGGTCATGTACTAAAACGAAATTTTTTGCAGCCTCAATGAAATCTGCCTGTGACTTGAAGCCTAATTTTTTAAGATCTCGGTCAATCTCGTCTTGAAGTTCTTCATCAGTCATATTTTTAATACGGTAATCTTCAGAGTTTTTGTTTTCTAAAGCTGCAGCCCGCTTTAATTCAAGAAGCTCTTTTTTCATGGTTTGGATTGACATTTCATAGCCTCTTTAAGCTCTTCAAGTTCTTTCTTCAAGTCGTCAAGCTCTGCATCCTTTAATATAGCGTTTTGACATTGTAAGGCCTGAATGAGAGCTCTCATATATCCTATTCGTGTGCTATCCCCCTCTTGAGGTCTGAAGCGTTTAGCCTTTAGCCTAGCCTGCAGCTGTGCAATTAGCACAGAATTAGCAGAGAGAAGAGATTCACGATTAGAAAAATCTGTAATGGTTTTGTTCATACTGTCCTCGTTTTCTGTTTTTTTGATTTATAAAGAACTGCCAGTTATCTGCCATTTTTGGAAGAAATTTAAAACCGCTTAACGGGCATTTAACCAACTTTTCCAAACTCCTTTTTATGTCGCCTGCTTTCGGTTTCGGTTATGATATGGTTTCTTAAACGTCATATTCTATTATTTTAATATGATCTCAAAGAATATAAAGTTATTCTTGTAGTCTATAGGAATAAAGGAACGAAAAAAAGAAAGGGAATATTAAAACGATGTATCAAAAAATCTCTTCTGCCTGCAGGGAAGGGAAGACAAATTGATAATAGGGGTTTGGCAAGTTTGCCAAAGGCCTATGAGCCAGTGCATACCCGGGAAAAGAAAAAAGAGATATTCAATTACCGGCAGGATTGAGGACCACAGAAGAGAAAGATAATTTTTGATATTCATTTTTAAAATTAAATCTCATGAGTAATTATTTTAAAAGTGTCCCAAGTTGTCCCAAGTTGTCCCAAAAATAAAACGCTATCAGTAGAATGTTTGTCCCGAGTTGTCCCAAAAAGATAAAAATGAAAATACGGCATCAGTAGAATTAATATTATATGTTTGTCCCAAGAATTAAGAAAAATTAAAAAACATTTAGGTTAGTTCAGACAGTTAAACCGAAGACTATCAAACAATTATATAAAAGTAGGGCTCTAGTCTAACTGTATAAAGAGAAAAAGAAAAAAGTTTTTACACGTTTTTTCGTGTTTTTGGGACAGTTCCTTAATTTAAAGCCGCTTGTATCTGTATTTTCGTTTTCAGCTAACAGGTAAAATTTATTTATTTTTAGGTCGCTATGTAACGTTTTTCTGTGTTTGGGACAATTTGGGACAATTTGGGACAATTTGGGACAAATCGTGCTTTCTGTCCCAAAAATCGGGACATATTTTCTAACAGCACAAAAAAAAGAGTAAAAAAGAGTGAAAAAAGTAGGAAACACGCTGTAAAACTTTGTGATATTAATTAAAAAGAATGAGAAAAATAATTAATCTTTTTCCCAAATGTCGCTTACTGTGACCTCTGCACTACATGGAAGATCAGTTAAAAACAGGGACCCGGCTTTTTCCATTTCAGTTTTTACTATATCCTGTACTTCTTCCGCCTGCTCTTCTGTGCATTCAAAAACAAGCTCATCATGTACGGTATTAATGAATTTCACGCCTTTAGGTTCAAGTTTTAGAAAGATATTACCCATTGCTATTTTTACCATATCAGCACAAAGGGACTGAATAGGCAGATTTTTTGATTCTCTCTTAATGCTCTTTTGTGCTTTTTCGTCTTCAGGCTTTTCAAATCTCATTATTCGGCCTGCTTTGTTTTTTACTTCTAAATTCTTTAGCCCTTCTGTGCTTATATCTCTGAGATATTTAGCAACTCCAGGATAGGCTTCATAGAATCCTTTTATAATGCCTTCTGCTTCATTGTCTGTAATTTCAATTCCGGCGCTTTGTAGTTTCTTTTGTAGTCCAGGCGCCCACATACCATAGGCAATACCAAAATTTACAGTTTTAGCAACGCTTCTATCTTTTTTATCTACAGCGTCTAAGGGTTTGTTAAATATCTTTGAAGCTGTGAGTTTGTGCAGGTCAGCATTTTCAGTATTGTAAGCTTTTAGATATTCTTTATCTCCGGATACCTGAGCTAAAATTCTTAATTCAATTTGTGAATAATCAGCTGTTATTATTTTGTTTCCTTCAGCTGCTTTAAAAATAGTCCGCCATTCCGGAAGGGTCCTAGATGGTTGCTGTTGAAGGTTCGGTTTAGTGCAGGAAAGCCGCCCGGATTTAGCGCCAAGCTGAAAAAAGTCTGCATGGATCCGGCCTGTTTTCTTATTTATGAAAGTCGGAAGTTTTCCAACAAAAGTATTTAACAGCTTTTCAGTTTCTTTGTATTCCGTTAGTGTTTTTATTATAGGATGATCGAATTTAGCCAGCTCTTCAGATTTGGTATTTTTTACAGGAATGCCAAGCCGGTTAAGTTCTTTTGTAAGCTGCTGTGTGCTGTTTAAGTTAATCTTGCTAGTTCTGAACATCTCATAAAGGGATTGTTCAGCTTCGCGCTTTCGGGTATTAATTTCTTTTTGTAATTCGTTTAATCTTTTCCGGTCCACATAGATACCTGAGAGTTCCAGCCATACTATAGCAGGTAAAGCCTTCATTTCTGTGTTAATGATATTTTCAAGCTCTAAAAGCTTAATTTTAGCTTGCTGCTGTTTGAATATTTCAGGAAGATATTTTAAATCGTTTGCAGCATATTGTTTTTGTTCTTGAGTAAGAGGTACCCCGTATCTAAAGCCCTGCTGCTCTTCTTTATTCATCTGCTGTCCACAGTACCGGAATACTAAATCTTTAAGTCCTGTAACTCCGTGCTTGCCCGCGTAAAGCCCACCAGAAAGGATAATTTCAGCTAAATAGGTATCATAGACATTATAGAGAGTAACCCCGAAATGATGTTTCAAAAATTTAGAATCAAATTTAAGGTTATGCCCTACTATCAGGTTATTCTCTAACAGTGATTTTACATTATCCAGGCTTCCCGGGTCCTTCAGGATTATTGTTTTTCCGGAAGGTAAAAGGATCTGTATAGTAACTATTTTGCCATTGAAGACATCAAGCCCAAAGCC